ACGTGTTTATGAGCACGATTATAACCATAACGGACACCTTCTTCAAGTGCCATTTCTAATACTTTGCGAAAGTTGGGTTTCATTCAAGCACCTCCCAGTGTGCGTCAGATTTGTCACCGAAGCGATTAGCACCAGTTCGTGTGCTAACCCAGAAGAAGTATTTGCGATTTTCTGATGCCAAGAATAACTCACCACCAGTGTCCTGCTCTACAATACAGACAGGATTGTTGTCCATAGTATTAGCAAGACGGTTCTTCGCCTTGCTGCTTTTGGGTCTTACGGTTACTTTTCTCATTTTGAATCTCAAGTTTGAGTTTGCGAATACCAGTAATAAAGTAAGCAAAGTCACGGGATTCAGTCACCCGTTTCTCTTCACCACACACACCACACTTACCATTCCAGACAGATGAACAACCTACAGAATATACTCCATAGGTTTGCCCACAATCCATACAAGTGGTGCCTGCCTGCTCAAGGCGTTTGAGGAGTGCCTTCTTCTCTTTGAGGGTCATAGGGGCGTTTCAGATATGAATATTATAAGGCATCAAGACTCTTCAGTCTCTTCTGGTGTGCCAGTTTCTGAAGTGTCTTCGTCAGGCAACTCCTCATTCAAATCCACACCATCTAAAACTTCATTTGACCATTCTAAAATACTTTCCCTGACTTCTTCCCAAGTATATGTTTTTTCTTTACCAGTTTCAATATCCTCTACCATTTGTAGCAGATATTCAAGAAACTCTCTGGGATAAACATCATCATCATTCAATCCTACCCAAAACCACTCTAAACACTCTTGTTCTGGGTCTTCTACTGTTCTGGGGAGAGCATAATTTTCATAGGAAGAACCCATCAGATCTGCCCAGATTCTGAAGTTATGACGAATAGTTTGCCATCCAGTCATCCAACAATGACCAATCCAATACTCCCACCAGTTCAGAGTGGTTTTCATTTTTTCAGTTCCTTTAACTGCTTTGCTAAACATCAGCACTCATCCATTCCAAGATAATCAATATCTTTTTCATCTACTTCCTTCATATAATCCCAGTTCCAAGTTCTGGAAAACACATCAATATCAAATCCAAACTTATATGCCCAGAAAAGAATACCTAGTAAACCATTACTTCCAGAAGTAATCTGAATATAAGGCCACGATGGATAATCATTCCAACTTACAGAAAACTGAAACAAACTCCATCGTTTAATATTAACAACTTGAACATAAACTTCGTGCCCAAAGTCATAACGATGCTTAAACTTAAATAATTTCATTTTTTAAACTCCTTCTCAAGTTCTTTAGCAAGTTTCAAAGCACGACGCCACATCAGATATTTTACCACAGGATTGCGAGGATTGTGAAGCAACCACCACTTTTGTTTTTCATAGTAAACTTTTATGAGTCTTGTAAGATAATAAAAAGCAGCAGCGACACTCTCATCTGTTGCGATGAAGTATGCCACTACTGCGAATACGATAAACCAAGCATAATAAGTCATCGTCTAGGTCTCATAGTTTTATTATTTAACCAAGAAATTGATCCAGACTAGATACCGATGCGCCTTTTGCGGACTTTTGAATGTAGGTTTTGGCGGATTTGTAATTGTTTGCTAGATGAACCTGCTGTCCGTTATGAATAATCATAAATTTTTTACCAAATGGAACAGCAGCCCACATTCCATCTTTAGTTATATAACCTTGTGGATCTGATGGTTTTGGATTTAAGATTCCTGGACGATCTACAAAAGGTTTCTGAAAGTTTTCGCTCATCCGAATACAGCGGTCACACCAACAACTTTAGCACTTGGGTTGCGTGCCAGAGCAGTCCGCTTGGCATCATCATAATCGCGTGCTTCAACGATCTCATCAAAGACTTTACCAGCGACATAGAGTTGAACTTTGCAGCGCATTGGGGGATTCCTCCTTGTGTGTGAGTATTATAGCAGAAAAATCAGCGTTTGACCACGCTGATAGCAGGCAAACCCTGCTGGAACACGGTGTCCACCACCGCCTGGACCTTCCTAGCGGTGCTCACGCCCACTGCAGAGTAGACGGGGATGCAGACCAGACCAAACGACTTGGTGTAGTCTACAAGGCGCCCAGGGGCGATCCTACCGCTCTGGAGACCCGCTGCGTCGTCCTTGTGAAGGCGAATGACCCGCCCGATGGTCTGGGAGATGCCGATGTAGTCCATGGAGCGCATGAACAGCACTGCCTCCAGACCAGACACGTTGATGCCCTCGCTCAGAATGCTGTGGTGAAGAACAACGAACTTCTTGTCATCATCCTTACCCCAAGCACTCAGAGTGTCAAAGAATACCTCACGGTTGACTTTCTGACCATCAATCACAGCACCAGTCTTGGAAGTGATATACATCCAAGAGAACCCACGATCCTCCAGTTGCTTACAGAAATCAGTTTGAGAAACCAGACTCTGAATTTGCTTGGTTGCCTTGGAGCAGATAAGAACCTTACCTACCTCTTGAGCATCGATGGTCTGAATCAGATTCTCACAATCAACATCAGCAATGATTTGACCCTTACCCAGCATCTCAAACTGCTGCACCACAACTTTAGGGGGCACAATGAAACCACCCTCTACAAGTTCAGGGGCAGGAACATTGCAAATCACCTGCCCATAAACAGTGCCGTCATTCATCCCAGGTTTGGAAATAGTAGCAGAATGTTTAGGAGTAGCAGTGAAGAAATAGCAGCGGTCAGCATTAGCAGCGAAGTGCTCCGTAGCAGGAAAAAAGTGACGCTGAACAGAGTTGTGTGCCTCATCAAAGTAAATGGTATCAACCTTAAGGTCTGCCTGCTGAAGACGCTGCAGAGAGTTGTAAGTGGTGAAAATCAGTTGATGCTTGTAGGCACGACGGGACCAGTTATGAATCTCGGAAGGTTTGGTCGTGCTTTGGTGATGAGTCTCACCACTGTGAACATGAAGAACAGCAGCAGTGGTGATAAACTCTAGGAACTCGCTAGACAACTGCTCTGCCAGGATGATGCGCGGTGCCACCACTACGATGGTTTTAGGAGCATCAGACTGAAACTCACGCAGAGCATCAAAGATGGCAACGTTGGTTTTGCCAGCACCAGTCGGCATAATCAGTTGACCACGTTGATGCTTTTCCATAGCATCAAGACCACGCTGCTGATGGGGGCGGAGTTGAATCACTGACCTCATTGCGTATAGGACTATTATAGCAGAAAACCACCCCTGGTGCGGACCCGGGGACGGTTCTTAAAGTGTCCTAGTGTCTTGTCTTCAACCGGAACAAAGGTACTCTAGCAGTATTTGAATACTTATGTCAAGTATCAATAGAAATCATTCCAAGAAGATCCATCATAACCTTGATGTTTGCCCGTGCTGGAGTTAAAGATAATCGCACCAGCGGCAACAGATGCTGGGGTAATTGCGTTTCTTTGTGCTGTTGTAAGAACTGGGGGATAGAATACACCTCTTAACGATGCTGTAAGATTCGCAAAACGTAAGTCAATTGGACCAATAGGAAGATCAGAGTTAATACCAACGGCACCGATTCCACGAATAATCAGATTATTATTGTAGATATTTGCTTGACCAAAGACTTGAAGAGCACCAGCATTCAAAGTACCATTCGCTGGATCATTAATTTGTCCTAATGGAGCCGTGGTTCCGATACCGACCTTTTCAGTAATACCTACAGTTCCACCCACATAAAGTCTTGGGTCAAAATTAGGACTTGTGGTAAGAATACCAATTCTGCTAAAGAAACCAGTTTGTCCTCTTGCGTCCAAACCAACAGCTGGAGTTGTAAGTCCAATACCGACTGAAGAAACACCAGTTACATTCAGTTGAGAAAGTGTGGTAATACCCGATGTATTGTTGAGATTGACATTCGCAAGAACACCGCCAGAACCACCTAGAACTGCTTTGTTAGCACCAGAACCAACTGTAAGAGTATTAGGAATCTCAACGTTTCCACCAAAGAAAGCATTTCCAGTGACTGTAGAGGTTCCAACAACGTGTAAGGTGTTGTCTGGATTTGTCTTTGCGATTCCTAACTTACCATCATAAGTCAGAGTCATTAATTCATTATTTGTCTGACCATAAATCCAGTTAAAGTTTCCAGTTCCAATACCAGATCCACCAGCGTGAAGATACTGATTGAACGAACCCGTGGATTTGTTTAGAATATCAAAAGAGCTTTGTGAATTACCAAATCTCAAAACAACAGAACTATTACCAAGTCCTACTGATTGTCCAATACTAATTCTTGCTTCACCAGTATTGCTTAAGACTTCAACTGTTGTAGTTCCATTCTTGCGAACTTGAATTTCTGATGTGGGATTTGCTGTTCCCACTCCAATTAAACCAGCACCAGTTGCTGTGAATCCAGTTCCGCCAGTTCCAACATTTAGAGTATTAGCAATTGTAGTAACACCAATTGGAG